CTGGAAGAACGCCATGAAGATCTACGCAGAGGAGAAGGGCCTCATGCATGACGATAGCGATAGTGATGCGCCGGAGACCTATGGCGGAATCATCAACGGCTTTGACACCCAGACTGCGCTGTATCCGACAATGTCCAACAACCCGGCGGATGCTTACCTTACATCCTTCACATACCTCCTTCCGGAGTTCAGGGATGTCCGTGCCGGCAAGCCGCCCGAAATGATTGACTATGACATGGCTTGGGTTTCCACAGTCATGAACAAAGTCAACAAGCTTCCGTTCAGCCGTGTCCGCACTTCTCAGATCGACATCAGGGATGCTGAAATGAGAGGATCCTGGAGGGCTAAGGGTTACCAGAAGGGTCGCAAGAAGACTCCGTCCGGAAACCTGAAACTCGCTCGCAGAACGACCGATCCGCAGAGCATCTACGCTCGTACAGACCTGCATCGTGACGACATCGTTGACATCACAGAGTTCGACTATGTCGGATACCTCTACAGGCTCAATGAGAAGTTCTTCAAGGAAGAGCTTGCTACAGCCATTCTCTTCGGAGACGGCAGGGATGACGGTGATCCGGATAAGATCTTCCCGGAGCACATCAGACCGATCTGGACGGACGACGAGCTTTACACGCGTCACATCGAGCTCGACCTCAACACGGTTACTGCGCAGCTTCAGGGTATCGAAACCGACTCTTACTTCGGTGATGCGTTCATCCTCTCCGAGGCTATGATCCAGACCCTGCTTTACGGCAGAGAAGATCACCTTGGCACTGGCACGCCGGACCTCTTCATCACGAACCACATGATGAACCAGATGCTCCTTGCCCGTGACCGTAACGGCCGCAGGATCTATGGCAACCGCGCTGAGCTTGCAACAGCTCTTAACGTTGGCCAGGTCGTGACCGGTAAGCAGTTCGAGAACCGCATCCGTACCGACGCTACATCCGGTAAGAGGTACAAGATGCTTGCTATGCTCGTTAACCTTAACGACTACAGCATCGGTAACACTAAGGGTGGAGAGATCACGCACTTCAGCCAGTTCGATATCGATTTCAACATTCAGAAGTCTCTTATCGAAGGCCGCTACAGTGGCGCTCTTACACGTATTCAGTCTGCTATGGTCATTGAGCAGGAAGTTGACGCCAACGGCGATCCGGTTACTCCGGTTAACCCTTAATGGGCTTGTCGGTGACGGCACTTACTGATGAAGATAACGCCGATCTCTTTGGGCTTAACGCCTCTGATCTTCAGGAGAACGTTGTCATCGGTAGGAATAAAATCTCCGGTACTTTGAAATATGTGAGTGATTACAGCAGTGCGTTCGGCGGAGACCTCGCGCACGGCAACTACATCGCAATTCACGCTGAAGTACCTGACGAAGAAGACGTAACCATCACGATCAAGATCACGAATCCTGTGACTCTTGACGCTGATGGCAACTTCGTTGGGAGAATCGCCGACAAGAGCACGCAAACCATTACGGTTGTGGCGAGCAAAGACGGTTACAACGATGTTACAAAGGTTTACTCCCTTAAGGGACTCAACTGCTTAAGCGAGTAATCAAAATGAGGTGAATTATGGCAAAGTATTACGGCTATATCGGTTACTCTGAAGACCGAGATAAAGGACATGGTATATGGGAGGAGCACGTCATCGAACGAGAAGCGAGAGGAGACGTCCTTAGCTCCAGAATTCGAAACGACACTAAATCTGAACAGATGCTTGACGACATCAGGGTGAGCGAGGAACTGAGTATAATAGCTGACTCCTTTGCCATAAAGAACTTCCATAAAATTAAATATGTGACACTTTACGGGGCGAAGTGGAATGTGTCATCGGCAACGGTGAACTTCCCTCGCCTCAATTTGACATTAGGGGGATTATACCATGGACCAGAACCTGATGAAGACGAAGAGGCTTGAGCTTGACGAACGATTCAAGGAATTGTGTCCGAATGTATATTATCAGCCGCCTGACGGACTTAAGATGAAGTACCCGGCCATCCGGTATAGAAGGTCATCTATAGAAAAACAGGAGGCAGACAATCTCCCGTACATTGTAGACGCCGGCTATGAAGTAACTGTCATTGATAGGGATCCCGACAGTTCCATAGTCGACGCTATATCAAAGATGCCCAGGTGTCGTCACGTACGGCACTATACGGCTGAGAACCTCAACCACGATACATTCATCATCTATCCTTAAAGGAGGAAAAGTATTATGCCAACAACACCAACAACATGGGATGCTCAGGGCGAAAGAAAGTTTGAAACCGGCGTAGATCATGGCGTGCTGTTCCTTTTCGACAGTACTCTGGGCACATATGGCTCGGGCATTAAGTGGAATGGTCTTACGTCCGTCAGCGAGTCTCCGTCTGGCGCGGAGCCGACCACATTGTGGGCCGACAACATTAAGTATGCAACTCTTATGTCTGCGGAAGAGTACAGCTTTACGATCGAAGCTTACGATGCTCCGGATGAGTTCGCAGCATGCGATGGTCAGGCGTCGTTTGGCGGCGGAAAGATCGGTCAGCAGCCGAGACAGATGTTCGCGTTCTCTTATAGAACGAAGGTCGGTAGTGACACGCTTGGAACAGAAGGTGGATACAAGATCCACTATGTCTTCGGATGCCTTGCTTCTCCGTCCGAGAAGAACCATCAGACAGTTAATGACTCTCCGGAAGCCGAGACGATGAGCTGGACGGTTAACTCCACACCGATGACTGTCGGAACCGGCGCGAGCGCTAAGACGTTCTCCACATTTGTGATCGATGATGCGAACGGCACTTACGACAACACCACGATCCCGACGTTCTCGTGATCACCGGAATCAAAATGAAGCACTTTTGGAGCCCCTTCATGGGGCTCCTTAACTTTTAACAACTGAAAGGAGATACGGCATGTATAAAATCAAGAAGAAATACGAAGACTTTTTAGGACAGGATCATGAAGAATCATTCCGTTTTAACATTACAGAGTCAGAGATGCTCGACCTGGTCGACAGCGATCCGGCGTTTAATCCGGATTATCTGCTCTTCATTACAAAAGAACACAACGGCATAAAGATTGTCAACGTTTTACGGAAACTTATCGTCGTGGCATACGGAGAGATGTCCGATGACGGCCAGCATTTCTGGAAAGACGACGAACGGCAAAAAGCGTTCGTACAGTCTGCCGCATTTGATTCGATTATAAGCGACTTTATCGACGGGCAGCACGCTGATCTCGTTAAGGAGTTTATTCTTAACGTCTTCCCGAAGAAATACAAGGAATCTCTTGCCAAGCATGCTGCGGAGCAGGAGAAAGAACTTGCGGAGATTACGCCGATAAAGGAATAAATATATGGGAGACATAAAAGAGATTCGAATACCGCAAGGCGAATTCTGGGACGAGAAGAATGAGCGGTTTATCTATACGAAAGCGTATACGCTTCGTCTTGCAAACTCTTTAGTCTCCATATCTAAATGGGAATCCGAATGTCATAAGTCATGGTTTGACACAAAACTCGGCGGGGAGGAGCTGATGCATTACATAAAGTGCATGAACATCTCCCCGAATGTTCCTGATGAGGTATACGCTCGGCTCACGCCAAAGGATATTACCGACATTCTCGATTATATACAAGATCCCATGACAGCTACGAAGATAACCAGTACCGACACAACGGTTGGCCGTGACACATATGTCACTTCGGAGCTCATATACTACTGGATGACTAAATTTAACATTTCTTTTGAAACTGAAAAATGGCACATTAGTCGACTTATAACTCTTATTCGTGTATGTCAAGAGAAAGAGAAGCCACCAAAGAAACTAACAAAGGACGAACTATACGCGAGACATGCCGCGATACAGGCACGAAATAGAGCTAAGGCCGCTAAGAAAGGTTAATACATGGTTAAGGTAAGAGTTAGTGGCGACTGGAACTCCACAGAGGGACTCCTTAGAGGTATAGGGCGGAAACGTTATGCTAGTGTTCTTCCAATTTATGGAGATCGAGGCGTTGCTGCTCTTGCTAAGGCCACACCAGTTGATACTGGCGTTACAGCTGCATCTTGGCGCTATGAGATTTCGGAACGAAACGGCGAGATCAGATTAACATTCCATAATGACAACATACAAGACGGCGTAAATGTTGCTCTTGTCGTGAACTATGGCCACGCCACTAGAAACGGTGGCTGGGTCGAAGGACGTGAATTCATAGAGCCAGCGATCCGAGACGTATTCGACGAGCTTGCTGACGAACTCTGGAGGGAGGTCAAGAAAGGATGAGCATGCTAAATAGAGGCGGTAACGACACACGAGTTATGTCCCTCGTTTTCGACAATTCGAGATTCGATTCTCCCGCCAAGAATTCACTGTCCATAATTGAACGCCTAAAGGGCGCTCTTGAGGCCTCTGCCAGTTTACGGTTGTTCGAGGACATAAACCGAGGTGTCAGGTCCGTCACGCTGGCGCCATTGGAAGATGCCCTTGGAAAAGTTCATGCCAAGATGTCGGCGCTCGACAGCATGACGGATCAGTGGAGTAGAAACTTTGCAAACAGCGTTGAACAGCTTGTAAAATCCGTGACGATAGACCAGCTTACTGCTGGATGGGAGAAGTACGAGAATAAGACCCAGGCGGTTCAGACCATAATGGCGGCTACGGCTGAGCACTGGGCGGATCAGGCTCAGCAAATGAACTATGTGAACAGTCAGCTGGAAAAGCTAAACTGGTTTACGGACGAAACATCGTACAACTTTGTTGACATGACAAGCAACGTTGGTAAATTCATTAACGCCGGTGTTAAACTCGATGACGCCGTAACCGCGATGGAGGGTATCTCGACATGGGCCGCGAGATCCGGTGCCAATGTGCATGAAGCGTCAAGAGCTATGTATAACTTGTCTCAGGCCATGGGTTCTGGGAAAGTCCAGCTCGTGGACTGGAGATCGATCGAACTCGCTAATATGGCTAGCATGGAGTTCAGGAAGACCGTCCTTAAGACCGGCAAGGAAATGGGCATCTTAAAAGAAATTTCCGACGGCGTATACGAGACACTTGATGGCACGGCCATAACTGCGAAAAACTTCAGAGAAGACATGAAAGAGGGCTGGTTCACATCAGAACTGCTCGTTGAGTCTTTGAAGAAATATGGATCGTTTACGGACGCTTTAAATAAGTCTATAAACAGGCTTGACAATAAAGTTGTTGCGTCTCAAATCCTTAGGTGGATTAAAGAATTTAAAGCTGGCACATTCGATGCTGCTTCAGCTGCAGAAGAGGCCGACGTTAGTATCGAAGCGCTAACAACAGAGATCGAAGCATTAAGCGATGCGTCTTATGATTTCGGACGGGAGGCGTTCCAGGCGGCGCAGGAAGCGAAGACGTTCACCGAGGCGATTGATGCCACAAAAGATGCGGCTAGTACCGCTTGGATGAACATTTACGAGAGTCTATTTGGCAACTATCTTGACCAGAAAGGCCTTTGGACAGATCTTGCCGAAAAGATGTACGACGCGTTTGTCGAGCCAATAAATCAAATTGGTGACGCTATCACCGGAGCCTTCGAGAAAGAAGCCATCATTGGTGAGCGCGAGTGGAATCTTTTAAAAGAAAATGGCATTGTCTCCGACGACTTTATCGATGAAATCATAGAGGCCGGTAAGAAGTTCGGATACATAACAGACACCATGCGCGTTGATGCTGCGGAGTTTTCCTCTTCTTTAGAACAGGGATGGTTTACAGCAGATCTGTTTGACAAGATATTTGAGTACAAGAACGGGATGGTTGAGTTCTCTGATACAACGAGAACCGGCATAACGGATATTCGAGACTTTTTAAAGCTCGCCGAGAAACTTCGGCATGACGAGGCACTTGGCTTAGATCCGGAGCACTGGGCATACGATTACTCAGCGGCGGGCTTCAATGAAGATAGCTATCGGGCGTTTGTCGATACGGTAACAAGAGATTTTAATAAATTGAAGTCTGTCGAGGGCGATTCCGCGACGATAACGGATGAAATACTAAAGAATGCGGCCGCTTCTGTTCTGTCATTGCAGAGGGGAACTGAAGTAACAATAGACGAGGTTGATTCGATAATCGAGGGACTTAATCGTGAAGCCACGTCATACGACAAAGTAGCAAGATCTGTCGATGGTCTTACTAAGGTCGCGGTCAACAAAGAAGGAAAAGAGACTGTTGCAAGGATGGAAGGCTCCTATTACTGGAGTGAAGCCTTAAGCGGGTCAATGGACGTGCTAACCGAGTTCGTAAGACTTCTTGGGGAAAGATTTTCTGAGGTTTTCGGATCTGCTGGTGAAGGCGAAGTACAAGATTTCGCTGTAGATATCTACAACTTGGTCAATCGCATTCTCGATCTTGTTGAAAACTCGGATACCCTACGTGTCATACTGGATACGCTATTTAGTATCGTCAGAATAAAGGCATCTTTGGCTATAGCGAAGATAATCATCTTAAAAGATATCGTAGAAGGCCTTGTCAAAGTTGTTACGTCGTTTGTTGAAGGACTTACTGGCGAAAAGAAAACAATAAGTGAAATAGCGAAGATGCTTGGGAACGCCGCTGCTGGATTTGCGTCTTGGCTTCATGAGACTGGGATAATCGAGAGTGCGTTTGATATAATCGCCTCTGTTTCTGGGGTTGCTGGCACAGCCATTAGAGCATTTATAGATACTTTCTTTGGGATTGACAATGTTACGGATAAAGCAGGTAAAGCGAAGAACGGGATCGTCGGCACGTTCACGGATATTGCTAGATTCATATCCGGTGTGTCCGAGAAATTCGGAGAGTTCAAAGATAAAGTACAGGAATTGGACCATGTGAGTCTTGAAGATCTTAAAACAATGTTCGGCGAGACTGTCGGCGCATTCGTCGAAGACTTTGAAGGATTTTCTGATATAAAATCTCTGTTTGAAAGTATAAAGACTTGGGCAAAAGATGCTCTAAAGAGTGTTGGTATTGATCTCGACGCGATTGCCAAGTTCTTTAAATCGGCGTTCAATACTGGCGGCGAAGTCGTAACTGTTTGGCTCGACGGCCAAGGCTACGTTACGACGACCGTTCCGACCTTCCTTGATAAGATTCTGCAGTCTTTGAAATCGACGTATGAGGACATAAAGGAATTCCTTGGAAAGATCATACCAGCGCCTATAGAAGACCTAGTTAAGAAGGTTGTTTCCTACTTCACGGATGACAGCAAGGGAGTTAAGTCGTTTGACGAGACGATCTTCGGTAAGATATTCAATGTTGTGAGCGACGGGCTTAATGACGTGCTTGAATTCTTCGGGGTGGAAGACCTATCTCTTATCGAGTTCGCCGGATCGGCTCTTGAGAGCGCAATGTTTCTTTTGCAAGATGCCATAAACGGCTTTGTTGAGTTCCTGGCCGGAATAGACTTAATTGGTCTTGCTACACAGCTTGGAAACATAACCCTTGTGATGAGTGCTGCTGGCGGAATCAAAGGGCTCTTGGATATAATCAAGTTTATTAAAACCCCGTTTGAAGTAGCGGCGGACGCGCTTCGCGGCATAATAAAAGATTTTAAGAAAGGTCAGTTTGCAAGAAACGTCCTTATGCTGGCCACGGCTATCGGGATACTGGCTTTGAGTCTATATACTATTACTGAAAAGATAGATGAGAATCATCTTCTTAATGGCATCATGACGATCGGGATACTCGGTACATTCCTTCTTGTTTTGTCACAGGCCATCGGATTTTTCGATTTGTCTGCGATGCCTGGCGCTGGCTTTCTCAGATCTTCCGCGATTCTTCTTCTTTCCGTTGCTATCGAGGTCATCGGAAACGTTTTAAAGCTCGTTACGGAGCTCGTATCAGCTCATGGGGTTAACGTTGCATGGGCGATAGCTGCTATGGGCGCACTCATGGTGCTTACCGTGTATATGTATCGGTTCTTCTCCAGCATTGAAACGATGGCATCATTTGGTGACATGATCAGTTTATTGCTTTTGATGTACGCAATCAAAATGATATCAAAAGCGCTTAAGACCGTTACGGAGCTTATATCGGAGCATGGGTTCAACGTCGCATGGGCCATAGCTGCCATTGGCGGGCTTATGACAATCGCGGTCTACATCTACCAGTTCTTCTCCAGCATTGAAACGATGGCGACGTTTGGCAACATGATCAGTCTCTTGATGCTCGTCTATGCCGTTAAGATGATATCGACGGCACTAAAATCTGTTACTGAACTTATTTCGGCGCATGGCGCCTTGAACGTCGGGTTGGCCATTCTTGCCATCGGCGGTCTTATGGCTATAATGGTCTACATTTATCAGTTTTTCAGCCAGATCAACAAGATGGCGACTATAGGGAATGCGATATCGCTTGTGATTCTCATCTATTCTGTTCAGATGATATCAAAAGCGCTTAAGACCGTGACCGAACTTGTGTCAGCTCATGGATTTAACGTTGCGTGGGCCATAGCTGCTATCGGTGGGCTTATGACAATCGCGGTCTACATTTATCAGTTTTTCGGCCAGCTTAATAAGATGGCAACTATAGGGAATGCGATATCGCTTGTGATTCTCATCTATTCGGTTCAGATGATATCTAAGGCTCTTAAGACTGTGACCGAGCTTATTTCGACGCATGGCGCCTTGAACGTTGGGCTGGCTATTCTTGCTATAGGTGGTCTCATGGCCGTTGTGGTCTACATTTATCAGTTCTTCAGCCAGCTTAATAAGATGGCAACTATAGGGAATGCGATATCGCTTGCGATTCTCATCTATTCGGTTCAGATGATAACTAAGGCGTTAAAGACTGTGACTGAACTTGTGTCAGCTCATGGGTTTAACGTGGTTCTTGCGATTCTTGCTATAGGTGGTCTCATGGCCGTTGCGACCTACATCTATCAGTTCTTCAGCCAGCTTAATAAGATGGTGACAATAGGAAATGTCATTTCATTCGATCTTCTCATGTACGGCATAAAGATGGTGGCCAAGGCGCTTAAGAGTGTGACCGAGCTTATATCAGCTCACGGTTTTAACGTCGCATGGGCCATAGCTGCCATCGGCGGGCTTATGACAATCGTTTTGTATATGTACCAGTTCTTCTCAATGAGTAAAAGCTTCGCTGGTATCTTCGATATGGTATCTCTTCTCGTTTTTGCTTATGCTATACGAGCAATAGGCAATATTGTCAAGCAGCTTGCGAAAATCGAGAACCAAGGAAATGTATGGTCTGCGGTTGGCGTTGTCGCTGTCATAGGATTGATCCTTGCTGGTATAAGCACGATCGTTGGGAGTGCCGGTCTTATCACAACTGGTAACGATATTCTTGGTTTGCTTGCTGTCGCGGGGTGCATCACATTACTTGCGCAGGTTATCGGAGGTCTTGCCAGAATCAAAGAAGGTAAACTGTGGGACGCCGCTGGCGCACTGTCTCTAATCACCGTTGTCTTCACGGCTTGCGCAAACTTTATACCGATTGGAGCAAGAGCATCGTCTGGACTTGTTGCGATGATCGCTGTTACGGCTGTTTTAGGAATCCTTATTGGTGGTATGTCAAAGCTTGGCGGAGACAACATGTTAGAAGCGGCCGAGGCCTTGGCGATTGCTATGGCGACATTCCTTGTAGCCGGATATGCTGTGGCTGGTCTTGGAGGACTTGGCATGGCTGTTGGCGCGGGGATTGTCGTTATGCTGTCGCTCATCCTAGTGGTCGGCTTGCTTGGCATTTTGGCCGATGCTTGTGTGGATTTGGAACCGAAAATGGAGGCTGCTGCTGAATTTCTTGGCGGTGTTGGCTCTGCTCTTGGTGCTTTCGTTGGCGGATTCATGGGTGGACTTGACGAACATTACGCTAAGCATCTACCGGCGATAGGCAATTACATCGCCATGTTCACACGAGTTACCAATGCGATCGACAACGACGCGTTTGAAGAAGGACTTCAAAAGCTCAAAGATATGAGCACGACTATGGCATCAATCGGCTGGGATACAATATTGGCTGGATTCGCTAATATGCTTGGTCGTATTTGGACGACCGAGGACGAAGATGGCGTGATCCAGGAGAAAGAAGTTAACATCTG